GATAAAGTTGAGTTCCTCTATAAAGAGTGTGAAAAAGGTTTAAGAGCGTTTTCTATTAAGAAAGTCGATTAAATATTTATGAATGGAAACTACAAAGACCTCCTTTATGTATCTAATCTCTATAAGATATATGACGGGGAAGAACTATATAGTGCTTTCATCGATTATCTGTATACAGAAGAAGGACAAGACGCGGTTGATAAGTTTGAAGAGTTAGATGAATTAGAACAATTTAATCAGCTTGTTATCTTCGCTGAGAGTGTTCTTAAAGCTCATTATTATAGAACATTTATTACAGACTTAGAAGAAACTTCTGAAGCTAATGGTCCTGTTATTTGTAGTATTGATGGCAGTCAATTTAGATATGCCTATCCATCACTTGTTGAAGTTTATAATGACTTAATTAAGCCATTTATTGATCAAGTACCTGATGGTTTGGAAGTGTATATAGATACTAGAGATAGTAGCCTTGTATTTTCATTCGATGAACTCGATAAAGAGTTTATTGTAAAAGTAAGAAGAGCAACAAGAGACTTAGATCCAATTCAATGGATTGATTTTTTAGAAAGAGAACGAAGAGGTGATAATCGATGGGTCGCGTAATTACAGAAACTAGGCTTGGCAGTTTAAGCATTCTAGAATCCTATAAGCCAGCTAGTAATCCTAATTCCCCAGTTTTAGGTTCCTTCACAGTAGATGGTATTATTGTTGAAAATACAATATCACAAAATGGAACTTATTATGAATCTAAAGTATGGACACAACCTACTACTTTTGGTAAGGGTGGCAAGTTTTTTGATGAGAATGGTAAACTAAAACCATCAACACTTTTAGGTTCACTTGACCATCCAGCTAATGGTCAACCAGAAATGCGCTTTGAGAACTCCGCGATTGCTTGGCGTGATATTAAGAAAAATGGAAACAAGTGGCAAGGTACAGCGGACATTTTAAATACACCAGCAGGGCGCATTGTTAAAACTCATCTTGACTATGCTAAGCTTGTAGGTGGTGGTGAAGTCTTTGGTGTATCGCTTCGTGGCTTCGGTGAAACTGAGTCTGTAAGTAATGCTGCAGAGTCTTACGAAAGAATTATTCCTGAGTCCTTTGAGCTTATGAGTATTGATTTCGTATATGACCCATCATTTCGTAATACTGCAATGCTCGCAGAAAGTACTAAGCGTAGCAAGTTCAATCGTTTATTACTGGCAGAGTCAATTAAGAGACTTGCTAAACAAGACAAAGCCCATGCAAATGTCTATAAAGAATATGCAAATATTATTAAAGGTGGTAGTATGAAAAAAGAAGTTATTAAAGAAGCAGCTGGTGCATTAACAATGATTGACTATTTAAAGCAAGGTTTAAAAGCACTTAAAGACGATGCTCATAAGCTATACAATTTAGCGTATAATATTGAATCAATGGGTCAAGAAGCCTTCGCAGAAAAATACAAAGAAAAAGATTATGCTAAAACATTAAAAGAGCTTCGTTATGCTGAAAAGAAACTTCGTGAACAAATTGCTTATTGGGAAAACATTTTAGCTAATGCACCAAAATCTGTAAAATTAGCAGCTGTTACAGAAGCTAAAAAATCAGAAGAAGACGACCTAGAAGAGGTCTTGGCAGCTATTGAAGCTGACCTTGGTGACATACCTGAGGAAGAAGAAGCTCCTGAGCCTGAAGAAGACAAAGAAGAAGAAACTCCTGAGCCTGAAGAAGATAAAGAAGAAGACAAAGAAGAAGGCGAAGAAGATAATACAGAAGAATTAAGCGAAGAAGAGCTCTTAAAACAAATCGCAGATAAGCTTGAAGTACTTCAGGCGTCTATTGATGAGCTTAAATCTCTTGTTCAACCTGTAGAACCATTTAGTGCAGAAACAGATCTTTCAGAAGAAGACGACCTAGAAGATGACCTAGACGTTGACTTAGAAGATGAAGAACTAGAAATCGAACTAGAACCTGAAGAAGATGAAGATCTTGACCTAGACCAACTATCTGAAGAAGAGCTTGAAGAGCTTTCTGATGAAGAGCTTGAGTATTTAAAGAAACAAGCTCGCTAACTAAGTTAAACAATCTCGTATAAACAAATCCGAGAAGCCCATATATAGTTTCACAAGTTATACGTAGTAAGTTATATCAGTTAGTCACATTAATAAAACATAAAATAAAAAGGAGAAAGAAAAATATATGGCAATCACAAAAGAACAACTCTTAGCTGAAATTGCAAAGCGCAAAGCTGCAAAAGCTGCGTTAGAAGCTAAAACTGCTAAAAAACGTGTAACAGAAGCTAAAGCTGCTCCTACCAAAATTGTTGTTGAAAAAGCTGAAATGAATAACTTTAGTAAAGAACCTAAAACAATTCAAGAAGCTTTAAACAGGCACATGCGCAAAGTTACAGATGCTCAACAAAAAGCAATGTACGCGGTCTTAACTGAAAATATTATTAAAGCAACTCAAACAATGTATGGTAATGGAACAGGCGTCTCTGTTATTAACGAAGCTACTCAAGCCGGTCCTTATATCGGTACAGCTGTTACTGGTAATGCAGCTGGTGTAGGCTTAGTAAAAACTTACTTTGACATTTTCTTTGGTTACTTCCCTAACCTTATCGCACACGAAATCGCGAGTGTTCAACCTATTAAAACTGAAAAAGCGATGGTATTCTTCTATCAATCAGTTGCGGGTTCTAGCAAAGGTGCTGTAACAGAAGGTCAAGTATTAATTGATCCATTCCAAATTAACACTAACACTGAGTACACTTCTGATGAAGTAACTATTAATACAGGATCTACTGCTGTTCCAGTATGGGGCCCAGTCATTCCTCGCAGTGTTAAAATTCCTGGTCAAGAGTTAACTTGGACATCTGACATAGCTGCAGAATTTACAGCTGATTCTACAGTTTACACTGTAACTGTTGCAGAAGCTAGCGGCGAAATCAAAGTTGAAGTTGCAGTTAAAGCTGATTCCACAGACGCTAGCGCATTGTTCCCTAAGGCTACCTATGCTTATGCTAATAAGTATGCTCCAACTGCAGTCCCAGAATTAAATGCTAACGTTGATTCTCGCGAAATCACTGCAAAACCAAGAACAATCAAAACTAAATATTCATTCCAAGCTGGTTTCGGTTTTGAAGCTCAATTTGGTAAATCTTTAGAAGACCAACTTGCTGAAGCTGCAATGTATGAATTAAAACGTGAAACCGATTTAGACTTAGTATTTGAAGTAATGAAAAATGCCCCAACTCTTGTTCAATGGAATAGAGCAGCCGGTGTTGCTAATGGTTTATATGAATTCCACAAATTATCATTCTTAGACGCAGTTATTGCAGCATCTAACAAAATCTTTAAAGATTCTAAGCGTGTTCGTGGTAATATCTTATTAGTAGGACCTAACGCTCAAACTATTGTTGAAACATTACCTGCATTCCAAGGCGAAAACTACGGTTCTCAACTTGATGGTGCTACTGTTATTGGTAAATTAAAAGATATCAAAGTTATCGCTATTCCAGACCTTGAAGATAATGATTGGGCTGTAATTTACAAAGACCAAAAAGACTCTTTAAATGCTGGTTTAATCTTTGCACCATACATTCCTGTTGTTTCAACACCTACTGTTATGCTCGATGACTTCATGGCTCGTAAAGCATTCACGACTTCTTATGGTAAGCTAGTTGTTAATAATAAATACTTCGTTCGTGGTACTATTATTAATAATCCTATTGCTCAACCTATTCAAGTTCTTAATAAGGACGGCGAAGTTATCGAAGCATTCGGTGATACAACTAGCGCTGGCGAGTAACTAAA